CTCATCTTCATCATCGTCGCCCTGATAAGAAGTGCCGTAAGTGGCTTTCTTGGTGTGACGATATACGCCAGAAGAATCTGATTCGTATTCTAGTAGTTGTTCGTTCATCTTAGCGATGAAGTCATTGAACTTTAATTTTTCTGCCATAAGGTTTCCTTGTTCGTCGAAATTCAATTCTTCATTCTTTTGCTGTGGTAGACCACGCTGAACTTTGAATTTGTGTGTAGTTCCTTTAGTGTCTTTGATATGAACAGACTTACCATCATTCTTAGTCACTTTACCTTCAACTTTGTCACCAGTACCGTGAGCGTAGAAGTCAATGCTCTGTCCAGTAACTTTATGGACGGCATGAGCAGCGTGGTCTGGGTGCATCAAACCGTGAGATGCATACTCACGACCATTGATAAACTTCTCATCGAGTTCTTCTTTAACTGGTTTACGCCACTCTTTGTTACCATGATGGCGATCTAGGTGACGTGCAAGAGATTCTTTATCGCTGGCACTGGTACTCTTATGGTAGTATGCTTTTTTTACAGTAGATGCATCATACATCTTTGGATTGCCAGCAATCTCACTTGGATCTAATGCTTCTTCTAGCTTTTCTTCGTTCACCATACCAGCATGGTGGGAGTCATGAACAACATAACCCTTTTTCTTATAAAACTTCTCGCCAACTTTCTGAGCACCTTGTTTGTTATCGCTATGAGTAACGATTACAGTCTTTTGGATCTTTTCTTTACGCTTAGAAACCATTGTATGGTCAGGATCAGAAACAGTGACAGAAATACGGTGCTTCATTAGAGAAGGAGCAACTGGCGCTTGTTCTTCTAGTTCAGACTCTTCTTTCATAGCCATCTTAGTTGCAGTAGCGTACATAACTTCTTTTGCACGCTCACCGTACTTAGCTTTGAATCCAGAGATGTTTTTCTTCATACCTTTAACGATACGCTCACGCTCTTTCATATCAGCGTCAGACATCTTTTCTTCTTTCATCTCATCTTCCTTTTCGTTGCCAGTAGTGCTACCGTCTTTAAATGTGATTTGTTTGTGGGTTTTACGACCAGAAGGAGAAACTTTATAGTCAGAACGATCCATGCGCTCTTCGCCTTCTTCTAATTCTGATTGCTCTTTGACTTGAGGCTTAGCTTCTTTTTCTTTCTTCTCACGTGCTAGACGTTCTTGCTTAGCAGCTTGAGACATCTTCTTAATCCAAGAAGGTTTGTTGTAGTATGGAGTAGCTTCGTCTAATTCAGTTTCTTCTTTTTTCATCTTGTGCTGCATAGCAAGCTCATGATGTTTCTCAGCCTTTTCAGCATGGCTATCTGCAGTAGAATGACGACCTTTCTCACCATGCCATTGGGCTAGGTTTTCGTGGTGATCAGCCATGTGTAGGTGATGTGCGAACATATCGCCTTGCTTCTTTGCTGCATCAGCAGAACGCTTGTTCTCTTCAGACTTGGCGTAAGCATCACTTTCTTCTACTACGAGTTCTTCATTTTGTGATGCTTTAAATGCTGCATCAGTTGGAGCACCCTTACTTCCTGGCTTGCGCATCTTCTCACCAGAACCAGCTTTAATTCTTTCTCTCTTGGCGTGGATGTTATCCCAAAGTCCAGGAGTCTTACCTTCACCCAATTCTTTTCTTGACTGTAAGTAATCTCTTACACTAGAGATATAATCTTGAGCCAATGTAATTTTGGACTGAACCCATTCTGGCATGTTCTCGTCCATCTTAACCATATCAATAAGATCTTCTGCATTTCTACAAATTGTTTGTAGTTGTGTACGAGCCATCGCACCTTCGTAATCGTATTCGCCTTTGTCTACTGTAGACAATGCTTCATCTAGTGCTTGCATGATTTCTTCGTATTCTTCATTAGTTTTACGAAGTTTCTGGAAGTCGTCAGCATCCAACTTGCCGTTCTTATTCTTGTCCAGCTTGTGTTGGTTACCCTTCAACGCTTCCATAAATTTTTTGAATTGCATCTTATTCCCCAGATTTCTTTAAGCACGAACGAATCATCCATGCATGTTTCTTGTGTGCGTCTAAACGACCAGCAGCCCAATCAGCAATACCTTGTTCATTTGCTTGTGAAGCAACGTCGAATAACTTATTTAGGTTTTCAATCAGTGCTTGATTGGCTCCACCGATATTGGTAAGCATCTGCTCTAGGGTAGCAGGTTTTGCAGAGTCTTCAGAGATAGTCTTGTAGTTATACATTTCCATCAAGCTGATTGGAGCATACTCATCAAGAACACGTAGGTACTCAGCAGCTGGATCAATAGCACCATAGTAGTCTGCATATAGATCGCCAAAGAATTCGTGGTACTGAGGGAACTCAATACCTTCTGTGTTCCAGTGATATGTTTGTGCTTTGAAGTAGGCAACAAATTGGTTTGCCAATAGCACCTTTAGTGTAGTTGTTAGTTCATTCATGTTAGCTTCCTACTTGGGTTGGGTCATCATAAGAACCGAATTGAGCATTTTCAACTTTAGGAGCCCAACCTTCTTTACGTAAACGGATAATGCAATGTCCTTCACCATCAAAAGTCAAACGAATGTCTTTATTGGCATAAACACGATCTGTAAAGTCAGCGTATTCATAAAATCCATTGCCATTCAAATAATAGTGACTGTGAACAGTGTCTGGATTTGTGGCTGTATCTAAAATTCTTGTAATATCTAATTGTTTACCAGGTTTAGTTCCCCACCAGATACCAGTGATATAAACTCTAGAACCAGTGTATTCTGCAAAGTGTCCGTCAGTTTCAACTGGGATACTTGTTGGTGCCACATATACTTGAGTAGATTTAGTCATATCGTTTTGTAACGATAAGTCAATATCACCACCGCCTGTGGCAGTTATGTAACACTTGAAAATAATTTCTGTTTCAGTGTGTTTGATTATGTGTTTAAGAGCCATTGTTTACCTTATACAGTCGGTGCTGCTTTAGTGAATTTCTTATGAGACATTCTGGCTTTTTCAATACCACGAACACGTGGAGCCAAACGCATGGCCAAACGACCAATTGCTGACTTACGTTTCTCGATTGTACGCTCAATGCGTTCTTTTTCGCCCACTGGAATCTTGCTTGGGTCACGACCCTTCAACAGACGCTTCTTCATCAATTGAATGGCAAGGCGACGTGCACGTTTGTTAATCTTTGCACTGCTAGAGTATGAACGTAGCGCAATCTTAGTTGAACGCTCACGCTTTGCTGCAGTGCGAGCAAATCTTGCTTTAGCCTTCATACGCTCCATACGAGATAGAACTTCCATCAAAGCAGACTCATTCATCTTGTCTTCGATTTCTTCGCCAGACTCGTCATCAACGATGGCTAGTTCTTCGTCATCGTAGGCATCAATGACGTCATCTAGATCGTCAATCTCAGCTGCCATAGAATCTAGATCTTCATCAGAGATCTCTTCACCTTCCATGTTGTTCTCATAGTCAGCTTCATAAGCTGCCATGTCAACGATAGCGTGTGGAGTTGCAGTCGCTTCCATTGATTCGCCAACAACATCAATCTTGGCATTGTTTGCACCTAGTTGTTGTTCGTCACAAACGCATGGAACTTTTCCACATTCTTCGCAGACTGGATCCATTGGCTCAATCGCTTCATTGGTCTTACGAGCACCAGTGATACGATCAAGTGCACGATCAACACCTTGCTTGCGCTTTGCGCCAAGATCTTTTTCCATACGATCGTACATGTTGTGACGAACACCACCAACTTTCTTCATGTGTTGTTTAACAACAGCACCGTAGTAGTTACCAGCAAGTTTGTTGGAGATTTCGTCTAGCTGTTCTTCTTCGCTGACGTATTGAATACGCTGACGGCGATCGCTATCATCATGGTGCGGACCAACCATGCTGTGTCCAGGTTTTGTATGGGTATTCATTGCCTTTAACTTGATGTAGTCAGAGTAGCGCAGATTACCCTTTGCTGCATTGTAAGTAGAATCTTTCTTAACTTCAACAGTTGAGTCATCTACAGCAGCTTCTTTTAGTTTAGTTGGCTTCAGAGTAGCATCATACTTGATTGAAACTTCATCAGCTAACTTAAGCATTTGATCAAGGATTCGTAGTGAGTCTGGGTTCAGAGTCTTAGTGCGAACTTTGCGTAGTGCTAGGTTCACTAGGTTCTCTGGATTTGCTGAAGACTCGGCATTCTCGATACCAAGCATTGTAGCGATGATTCGTGCAACTTTGATTTTGTCTTGAGACTTGAGTGTTTTATCTGATAGTTCTTCTGGAAGCATAGTACCCTCTGGTTCGTGTGAGTCTCTCAACTCATCTTGTCCTGCTACGTCGTATGTTGACAACATGTCTTCTAATTCATGCATGTGGTTGTCCCAATAATCACGGTGGTGCATAAACTCACCAATAGATTCTAGATGGGATTTGGCAGCATCGTGTGCTTGAATCCAAGTAGCAATTTCTTGCTCAGTTGGATCTTTACGTTGCGCCAAGTGTAGGTCGTTAAGACCCATATATGTATCAGTCTCTTTTAGAGCAGCAAGAACTGCTTCTGGGTTTGAATCGCCAGAGCGCTGAATAGTTTGTTGAAATGCTTTTACAGCATCTTCAGAATGATGAAGGTTCTTAGTTGTATAACCGTTGAATGTCAATTCAGCTGGAGCATAACCAACTGCTACATCTTCGGACAACTGAACGTCTTGGATCCACTTTGAAACAAGTTTACCTTCTGTGTTCTTTAACAATAGGTGATTGGAACCACGCTTGACGATTTCATATTTAACGCCAGCTGACTCAACTATATCGCCCATGTTGAAAATCTCGCCACGGAAATACTGCTCACGCAGATCGTCCTTGACGAGATTGATTTGTTCTTTTACTACTTCTAAGCCCATACCTTGACGGACATCATTCATCAAACGACGACCATCAATGTCACGCATTGTGGATGGTAGACCATGTTTGAATTGAGCGTAGTCACCCTTTGATGCAAGAGCACGCATCTTACTGGCAGACATACCAGATGCATCATCAGCATCAGGGTCACGTTCACCAGCAGAGATTACTTGAACTGTGTCGAAGTGAAATTCTTTACCATTATAGGTGTTAAGAATTCTCTCATATTCTGGAACACGATCGCTACCAGCAACCATGATCAAGTTCTTATACTTCTTGTTTAGTTCTTTAGCAGCTTCGATGAATGTGCGAACATTAGGGTTCGCTGCAACGAAGTGTGTATTTGGAAACATCAGGTTCAGATAATGAACCTTTTTGTCTACAGTTAGGGGATTCTTTTTGGCATCCTGTGACTTGGATGCATAGATGGCGTGCTCAGCTTTATTAGTAGCTGCCAGCTTCTTGACTGCTTTGATTAGGAGTTCATGTCCTGACGTTGGAGGATTGAAACGTCCAAAAGCGAATACGACTGATTTTGAAGGTAGTTCCTTTAGGAACTGACTATATTTCTTCATAAGACCCATCTATAAAATTGTAACTGTATATTATTTAGCCATCTTATATTCTTACCAAGCCTTGCATGACCAGTAGCGTGGAGTTGTCTTATCGTTAGCAGTATCACAGTTATGACGTGCACGGAAAGACTTACGACGAGCAGGAATGTTCTTCTTGATAGTCATGTTCTTGTCGCCGAAGTTTACCTTCTGCGCTTTACCATCACCATCTGGATCCACATACACTTTGGATTTCTTAACATCACCAGCCATTGGCTTGTTTAGTGGAACTTTCTTACCTTGGTAAGTTGCTTCTTCTAAGTCAGATTCTTCCTTGACGCAAGAACCTTTTTCGCATGGCGCTGTTCCTGGAACTCGCTTGTAGCCAGTCCAACAGTCACACTTTTCTTGTAGGTATTCTTTGAAACTAATCATCTCTGCCATCCCTTTATGATTTCTGGGTTAAAGTTATTTGAACTGAACTCCATACGGTCTACGATCTTAACAGCACCACCCTTCAAGTGATCAATGGCAACGAAACCTTCAACACCTGTGGTCTTGAATCCGTTGGCTGTCTTAACAAACGTAGAGATGTGTCCAGCTTGATTCATCTTAGCGATAATTGGCGCTTTGATGTCAGCAATTAGGTTACTCAATTCGAAAACTTTTGCGATCTGATCTTGGTCGTGATTAGCAAAGTACGCAAGAATCTTCTTACGCTTTTCTTCTTGAACAGACTTACCCTTTTCTGTTTTCTTTGTATCAATCTCTTTCTGGAATCTCTCGTAGATCCAGTGGAACAATCCTTGAACGTGAACCTTTGGATTAGTGATTCGTTCACCAACACGAACCTTTGAGTTATTGTATGTCTTAATGAGCATCAACAAGTCTGGGTCTTGGTGGATTGCATTGATTGTGTCTGCCTTAATTCCTTGGAACAAAGTACCTGCACGTGACAACATATCAGTCACTGCTTTTGTCTCAGCTGCTGTGAATGTGGCAGTACCAGAGTAGTCCTTGTAGTTGGCATCATCCATCCAAACAGAAGGCACTTGCTTCATATGTTGAACGATTGATTTGCCAAACGAAGCACTCATGGTTTCGAAGGAGGCTCCTGTGTATGTAGTATGCCAGACAACTCCGATTGACGCTGCTTTAACTTTTCGTGCAAGTTCGCTACTGGCTGGTACAGCATATACGATAGTATTAGGATGAAAAGTAATATAATCCACTTCATCGATAGTTTCCTTTTTAATGTCTGCTTTAGTGAACATCAAGTCACCTTGATACACACCCTTAGTGATTCCAAGTTTCTTGAACTCAGCCAATGCGATCTTTAGCTTGACTGCCAAGTCACCTTGTGTGTCTGAATCAATATCAGCTGGAGTCTTGTAGACCTTTGGCTCTTTATTGAACACACCTTTCTTAGCCACGAAGAACTTACCATCACGTGGATCAATACCAGCAAAGATAGCTGGAGCGCCATCCCACTTAACAGTTGCTGTAACTTTAGCTGAACCGTGACCAGCTAGCATATCACGCAGGTCTCTTAGGAAGTTGATTGCCTTGCGAGTACCTTCAACACCTTCATTGAATACTAGGTCTTCAACGTGCTCCATGTGCACGTTTTGTTCGGCTTCTACGATGTATGTCTTTAATGTTTTCATTTCTTAACTTTTACAATAATCAAGCCACCACGAGTAGCCATTAGTTTATGTGGGTAGATGGCAACACGTGCGCCATTGTAACGCTTGCCCTTATAAGTAAAGCCACGACCAGCACGGAATGTTGCGCCAAATACAGGCAAGTATCCACCAGTAAAGTGAGACAAATCGCCAGACAAACTCATGTGGCTGCTGAACGATAGTTCTGAAACTTTGCCAGTCACTTTGAAGACTGGCTTACCTTGACCGATCAACTGTGTATGTTGCAGCGAGTACGCTCTGCCGTAGTCTGGTCCATAAATGGACATGTTTGCCAGAGTGTCGTCTTTGAACTCACCAAGCACTGGGTTAGGTAGTTGATCAGAACTACCAAGAACTTTGGCAACCTCCCCAAGAAACTTTTGAACCAACGGATGATTGTAGATGTGTTCACCTGACTGCTCAGACAAACCACCGTACTGTTGGAACGCTTCTGGACCACCTTCTTTTTTATGAGAGATGTAGATTGAACCAGCTGCTGTTGGGTTTTTGATATCCTTACATAAGATAATGTCAGCCTTTGGGTCACCCTTGACACCAGCTTTGGCTTTAATTGGCGAATCAACCTTCACTGCATACGCAATGTCTTTGTAGGTTTTCGAATCACCTTTTAGCTTGATGTCAACTTTGCCACCAGCCTTTAGAATATATGCGTTGATTGCATCAACGACTTCGTCTTCATACTGAGTACCGTTACCACCAGTTGGTTTACGGATTGTATTGATTGGAATGAAACCTTTGACTGTACCAATCTGAACAGAAGCCAGCTTCAGCTTGGCTATCTCGTGCATCTTTTGATCAAGGATCTTAATCTTAGTGCCAGCTTTGAACTCTTTAGTTCCAGCTACTAAGTTGGTTCCCTTCTTTGTGTATACGACTGTGCTTTTCCCCTTCTCGATTTCAAATTCGATTTCGGCGAAACGCTTATTTTCCGTAACGTATTTTACAAAGGACAATCTTCCGTCCGTTGCTTTACTTCCCAAGTCAGCCATCAATATACCCTTAGTTTGAACCTATTATTTAGGTCTTTTGATTATACGATGGTACTTACGCTCCCACTTACCAATTTGCTGAATAATCTTGGGGATTGCCTCGTTATTACGATAGTCGTAAGCAAAGGTCTTTAGAATATAGTGTAGAGTCTTTGAATCTTGTTTGTGACCAGATCGAGCCAGAAGTTCATCCACCTCTACGTTTGGACGCTTCATTTTATAATCAAGCCAGCAACAATGGGCATACGCTTGAATCTCATCAAACTCTGATAGGTATGCTCGCTCTTCATCAATCTTTAGATGACCAATGCGCTTGAACGGAACAACATAATTGCTCCACTCATCACCACGTCTGTCGTATTGCATGAAGTGAATCAACTCATGCATAAGAACTTGTATCAGTTTGAACTTGAACTGATCCCACGAAGCAACTGTAAAGTTGAATGTGTCGTATTTAGTTGTGTGGATGTATAGAACGCACTGACGATCTTCTGGATCATACTCACCACCAACGGCAATGTATGTCTTGTAGATTTGTGCGTTTGATTTCTCTGGACGGAACTCAATGCGAGTTCGCCACTTTTTGAAGTAGTTGGAAAGACCCTTGCTATCGTTTTCGTAACGATCTAAGTCTCGCCATACTTTTGAAGGGATGAGTTTGGCTCTGAATGGACGCTCAAAGAAATTGAGCATGTCCATCCAGTCGAAGTCGGCATCTGCTAGGAATCTCATCATTTCCTAGGAAGAATTGCATTAGCCTAAGTGTTTCTCCAAGAATGCAATTACCTTCCCCTGCTCCTCTAAGTTAGTGTTTACAAACTCAGTAATATAGGACATAAGGTCAAAGTTTGATAGTAGGTTACTATATTTAGTAGCCCGACCTTTTAGAAAAGTCTCAGACTGGTCGGAGCCTCGATCTGCATAACGCTGTTTAAGCATCTCGTCTGGCACCTTCAAATAGACTACCTGAAGATCTGTATCAGGCAGATCCATACACATCTCTAGGAAAGACTGGTTGAAGATTCGATCGCCTTCAAAAAGGATGTTGGAAGTCGTACCCTTAACAAACTCTGTAGCTACAGGTTGAACTGCCATGGACAGTCTATCAGTACCAGCAAAGGTTTCGCCGTCTTCATACTTGCCTAGGATATAGGTATCGATCTCTTTGCAGTATAGAGCAGGGAGCATCTTTAAGGGTTCAACCTTTTCCCAAGTTTTACCTTCCATGTACTTTCGGAAAAGAGTGGTCTTGCCAGTTCCAGGCTGACCACCTACCGCAATAATCTTTCTCATGCAAATGCCTCCAAGCCAATAAGTTGAGGTTCTTCGTCATCAAAGAACCATTCCAAGTTTTCTATTCTACCTGATCTAATAAAGTTAGGAAACTTTTCTTTATCAATACCACGGTGATGGTCAAGACGCAAGTCTATTGTTTCATTGCGTGCTTGCCACATAACATCCCAATCAATACCATACCAACCATCAGATGCGCACTGCTCAATCTCTTCACATTGACGATCCAAGTAGTAACCAAGGTAACGACCATGCTTCTCACGGAAGATCTTCTTGAATGAACACAAGCAAGTTTCCATTGTAAAGAAGTCTACTTGATTTGCCACTTCTGGGAATCTATGTCGTACCTCTTCGAGAATACTTCTGCCGTGCGCTTCAAGTCTTCCATACTCCAGTGCAGTGAGTTTTCGATCCACATCGTCTTCTTGTCCAAGGGCATAAAGTAGTCCATTACGATGAGAGCGAGAGCCATCATAATCGTCCAACATAAGACTAGTGGGCTCAACAGCAACACCAGCAGTGTGCTTAAGATGTTGCATATAGAACCAAGTAGAATAACGACCGAATTTATGCAAGCTACCTTTAAGAACATTCCACAGGTTTGTAAAGTTTTGTTCTTCATTGTCTCCATAATATGACTCCAGTTTTTCTCGTTGAGTATGTTCACCAATAAAAGACTGGTACGACTCGAACATTGTAGGCAAGTGCCCTTTGTTCCACTTTGTATCAGTCTGATAGCGCAGTCGTTTGTAGTTGGCTGTGTTCCAATTAGTAATACGCTCTACCGTTGCCAACTCAAAGTCAGGAAACTCGTTCATGAGAACCCACGCAGTTGGAAGGTAGTAAGTATTACCATAGAGCCAGCAAAGCCACAGTCGCTGTTCATCGTTATGTTCGTAACGATTGTTTAAGTAGTTAGTCGCCCATACCGCTGGGTCACAGTCATCGTATTTCAGAGACCATGCGTACCAGCGGATGAACGCTTCACGTCGATTTTCTTGTAGTCTATAATCCATCACTTAGTCTTAACAAATTCTTTCAACCATTTAGTCTTGATCTCAACACCATCTGGCGCATACAATTTTAGGTTACGCTTCAACTTACCATCGTGACCAGACTTGTTTATGTAGTCGTCGTATGAACGGCAAGAAACAATAATCGTACCCTTCGTACAACGCTTGCCACTTTTCTCTGAGATCTCACCCATCTTATTCAAGATAGCACCCAACCCCGAGTTATAACAGCTACTCGCTGAAATACTAACAACAGCAAGTTCAGAATCTTTACTCTCTTCTTTCTGGACGATAGCTTTCAATTCAGAATCGCTATACAGTTTGAAGTTATGATTAGCCATAGCTTGTTGAGTGGCTTGGTGACGCATCACAGATTCAATACATTTAGCAATCTTAACACGAGTCCAGAAGAAAGAATATGCCTTCATGAACGATTCTTTGAAGTCGTGTGTACCAAGTTCAAACTGAGGATGAGTAGTTGCGTAACGTGCGATGGCTTTCTTACAGTCACCATCAGTATTACCTTTCTTCTTCATCTCTTGGTGGTTCATGTAGTAACCGAACCAGTCAATGTTACACTGTTTATTATTGAAGTCAGTTGAATTGATATAGATGACTTTGATCTTAGTCCAACCAGCTTCGTGTGCTGCACGAATGGTGTGGTTACCGTCAACGATTTCCATACGACCATCTGGGAAAACGACAACGATAACAGGTTGAACAACTTCACGTGCCTTTGCCGTGTTATTCAACATCTCATTCTTAATATCTTCAACGTGCTTAGGGTCGTAAACTTCTTCACGAACCTGATTCTTTGGAAGAGCAAGAATGGTGACTACGTCTTGGAGAATTTTTATGTAAAATCCAGAGTCGATCTTACTTTTGATTTCTTTAACATCGTCAACATCAACATCATGTTGCGCAGTTTCCCAAACTGGATCAGTACCCTTAACCCATTCGTTGGCGATGGTCTTCATAACATCGGTTAGGTTCGAGAAGTCTTTAACCAAACCAACACCACCACCAACTGACTTGTTATAAAACAAGTCATTTGTGATGGCATTATTATTCTTTAGAATGTAATGTTCTAGCGTGATACACTCTTCAACAGAGCCACGCCACAGAATAACCTTTTCTAAACGACCGAACTGATGAGCAGTCTCTAACTCTTCATCTTTAGAAGAGAAGATATATCCATCATGCTCTTCTTTGGTTTTATGAAATCCTGGATAAAGTTTACCGTTATCCATATTTCGGTAACCGTAAGTCAATGCTTCATAGATGGGATTTAGTTTCATAACAAGGTTACTTTCTCAGTTTCAATAGTATTATTATACTACAAAAACGAATTTAAGTCAACACCTTTTTGCGAATCGTAGGACGATGCTAGGCTTCCCTTTCGACCCGAAAATAATGCCTTACGAATTGTAGGGTCTTTATCATCGTATATTCCATCCTGCAGAGCACCGTTTACCTTAAAGATACTAAGGCTGCACCCCGATTTCTGCTTGCCCCAAAAAGTAAAACTTAAGGATTCGTAAAATGGTACAGCAGGTGGCTCGGCAGAAACTCGGAAATAAACAGCACCTCGCTGCACTATATCGGCGTAGGAGCGCAGAGTAAGTTCTTTTGCTACACCTTTGCGTCTATGCTTGGCGAACGTATGAAGCAGTTGTAGGTTGGCAACCTTTGGTTCTGTTCTGCTTAGAGTGGTGATGATTGCACCCATGAGTTCACCATCATCGGTAAAGGCACCAAGACACTCATCCCATTGCTTTTGCATATCTGCTTTGGCTCTGAATGTCTTAGCGAAACCGTCAGCCTTGTCTTCAGTGATGGCTGCTACGAATTCGTCTCTGGTACACTTACGCAACTTCATGGTATTCACGGTGCTTATTGCCACGCTCTTTATCCCACTTTGTGTTAACCCAACCAACATACTCGTTCAGATCCCAAACGAATGGAGGGAACTTGAACTCTTCAGCAGCAAGGATTTCCTTGACGCTTGGACCATCGTTCAATGCAGCATGAACAAACTTCTCTGCGAAACGGAACTGCGCTTCTACTTCTTCACGCTTAGTTGAAGAACGGAAACAACGGAACTCAATGGTACCTGTGTGCTTCATACAGTAAGTATTGATAGCGTAGCGGAATGGACGACCCATTGATACACCATCTTTACCTGCAGCGTGTAGCTTGATAAAGTGTTCAAAGTCTGTTGCTAGATTGATGATATTGTCGCACATGTATTCTGGCATTTCTCGTCCACCGTCATACTTGAGGTACATCTTAGCACCCTTGGCAGTTTTCATCTGACCAGTTTCGTAGAAACCGTAACACGCTTCAATAGTATCAGTCTGGTTTGCTTTGATGTAAGCAATCAACTTCTTTAGTGACGCAACATCATCTTTAAGTCCAGGAACATAAACGTGAAGGTGACCATGATTTACGCAAGACGCAGATGGTTGGTTGCCATTGTCAACGAAGAACTGGTGCAACTCCATAACTCGATCGGCTTGCTCTTGCCATGTTCTAGTTGGCTTGGTGTTAATCTCGCCACCCATGTAAGGATCAGTACCAAGAGGATCGCAGGCAACGTACTTAAAGGGTTCATGAATGTTCACGATATCAGTTTCAGCGTACTCCCAAGCACCAAGATGTGCAGGAACTTCAAGACGACGATCAACGTCACCCCATTCAATCTCATAACCCCATGTGAAGTCTTTAGATTCGTATTGTTTCATATTCTACCCTTTGCAAATCATTATTAGCAATATCAACTCGTTCCATGTTCATTGACAAGTATCCGTCAACAGTCATGTACATATTCATTGGCACTTCAACTGGCAAGTCAAGACCTGCACGTTTCGCAATATCTTTAGTAGATGTAATTATACACCCGTTATCGTACAAAGTAAAATAAATTGGTCGCTTACCATTGCGATAGAAACGAACCTTCTTATCAAGTGTCAACTCACAAACACCCATTGACATATGAGAATACTCACGCAGTGGATCGTTGGAGTGCAGAACTAACTCGCTGTCGTTCTTTGTAAGACAATCATGACCATACAACTCTGCCCACTTCTCTGGGCTTTCTTGAGTAATAACACCATTGTGTGCAATGCTTTTTACTTCGTTGGCTAGTGGCTGATTGTACTCAAGATCGCTAGTGCTGTAACGGCAATGACCAATTAGGTACAAGTTACCATCTGCGCTGATTAGTTCTTTGAGGTTATCATTATGTAGATGTTTTTCGATAAATGCATCGGCAGGAACCGACTCTTTAATCGTCACAATCTTATCAGACCAGCTAGGGAGAAACGACATCCCTGTCGCATGCATACCACGAATCTTAGATTCATAGAATACATTACGCAGGGTTGCCAAGTCATCCTTAGTTGGTGCTTTGATTACAGCACCAATTACTCCACACATTAGAAGAATCCTTCAAGAGAGTTAGCCTTCTCAGCTTCTGGATGATACTTCATCAGCTGGTCACGACCAAGTTTCTGTTCACAGTAGTCATACCACTCTTGGCTTTCCCACATACCAGCGGAAACACCATTCCAAAGTGGACGTTGCTCTGGATGCTCTTTGTCGTTCTTGCGTGACTCAACAAAGTCATAACGGCAATCTTCATACTCTTTGGAACCCAACTCAAGCATCTTCTCACGGAAGTAGCAAACCAAAGAGATGCGTTCTGCTTCATCGTCATGACAAACGATTGGTGTGTTACCATGCATAACTTCGTGGTTGTTAATCAACAGCAAGTCTCCTGGACGCACATTGACAGCAACACGATACTCAGGAGCAACAAGATATGCGCCAGAGTAGTTACCATTGTTGGAAAGAACCAACAAGTTAGACAAGCCACTATCCAGATCGCCAGCGTCATAGTGAGCAGCAGTGCGGAAAGTCTTGTTAACAGTCACAGTAGTGAACGGTGTTCCAGGAACTAAGAATGCTGGGTCGATTTTCTTGGCAGCTTCCATCTGGTTGTTGTAACGCCATGGTAGCAATTCCTTGAAACCTGCAGCCAGAGTTTGTAGGAACGGGAATGACATCTGAAACTTTTCCCAGTTATCACGAGTGTATGATGTTGCACGACCAAACGGAATACGTGGGTAACGATCGAACCAACCAGCAATGCCAGAGTTGACAGAGTTAGCGTAAGTAGTTGCGCAGATCAGATCTTCAGCAACGTGCTTGGCTTGAGCCTTTGCTTCATCTTGTGGCAGCTTGCGTGCTTTGTCAACCCACTCATCGAACTTGAATGATTCTTTCTTAACTCGATCAATAGACCATACACGTGCACGGTTAGACACTGCAGCTTTCTTACCTTCGTACTTCTTGCGCAGTTCTTCAACTGGATCTTCACCAAACAGATTCTCTGCTGGCTTCAAGAAGTGATCAAGCATTTCGTATTCGTACTCAGTAACCCACTCACGGTTGCCAAGTTTCTCTGCACGTGGACCAGCTGCAAGACCACGGTTCTGAGTTTCAACTGCAGCTTCACGCAGACCTGCATAAGCAGCGTCTTGTTGCTCTTTGGTAAAGTAGTTCTTGCGGAACTTGAACGCAATTCGTAGTTCGTCAGTACCCTTCTCGCAACCAGCGCAGTTCTTTGGAACATCACAATTGGCTTGAGTAGCGATGTCGCAATTTGGTGGCATGTAAACGTCGCAGTCTTCTTCTACCAAAATGTCGTAGTGCGATTCGTCAAGGAATTGACCCAACAGATGGGAACAATCATGCTTGCGGTCTGCCACGATAATCTTTACGTTTCTATCTTTTTCTAACATTTCATTCTCCTTAGAACTTGAATCCACTAAAACCTTCACTACTATGTAGTCGTTTTCCAAAGTCAGATTTATCAAACACTGGCTTGTCATCGTCACGAGTACTGTAACTACGACTTTGTCCAGCATCAGCCAAACCTTCTTGGGCAGACGCTTCTACATCATACAGCTTCATCTTTGAACGGTCAACACCGATGATGAAACGCTTGTAGAAGTTAGGGTCATTATAGCGATTCTTCAATTGCTTCACGATAATCTGATTCAGTTGCTCAAGTTCTTCATTGCTAACCAACGCAAACATAAAGTCAGCAGTGGCTGGCAGACCAAATGATTCAGAAGTATCTTCCAATCCTGGATCGCTGTTTGTATAACCTGAACGAGTAGTCTGAGTGGCTGAAACAATAGGAACATTGTACTCAACTGCAAGACCACGTAGTTCTTCAGCGATGGACTTAATATATGTATAAGAGTTTACAGAGGCTCCCATCTTCATACGCTGACTTGAGCAGATGTTCAAGTAGTCAATCATGATAATGTCAGGCATGAACTCACGCTTTAGCTTTAATTCTTCCAACAGTGCACGGAAGTGACCAGCATGAGCGGATGCGGTAGGATACTCTTTGACGATTAGCTTACCTTTGGTCTTTGTAGCAATCTTACCAAGACGAGTTTCATAGATGTCTCGGTCAACAACCTTCAACTCATCCATAGTCAGGTTCAAGAGGTTCGCATCAATACGTTCAGCGATACGTTCTTCAGCCATTTCCATGGTGATGTACAGTACGTTGCGACCTTGAACAAGTGCACCTGCAGCAACGTGACACATAAACAGTGACTTACCAACACCAGTGCCAGCAAGCGCAATGTTCAGCGTTTTCTTGGAAAGACCACCCTTCGTAATCTTGTTAAACATATCAAGATCGAACGGAATCTTCTCTTCAACTCGGTGGTAATAGTCGTATCGTGATTGGGCATCGTCAATATAATCATGACCAACATGATTGTCAAAACAAACGGCAAGAGCATCAGAAAGAATGGATGGGATAGCATCTTGTTGGTGGTTCTTATCTCGTCCATCAATGATTTTGATAGAGTCAAGGATTGCGTTGTACACTGCTCGATCTTTACAGAACTTCTCTGTTTGACCAATCAACCATTCCTGATTAGCTTCAGCCTTGTCCAATTGCTTGGCAAACTCTAGCATCTCAGGAACTTCTTTATCAGTAAACCCTTTGAGGTTACCAATCTCAATCGCCAAGATTTCAGGCGAAGCAGACTTGTTGTAATCCTCAAAGAACTTAATGAGCAAAGAGGCAATTGCTGCCTCTTTACGATCCGTAAAGTATGCCGTCTTCAAATGCGGCACTACCTTACGGCAATACTCTTCACTGTGAATCAGGTTCGATAGGATCGCCTGTTCTATTCTCATTGTCAATACCGCCTGTGTAAGTTAAACTGTTTTTCTCAATACCTTCATGGATGAGTTCTTGAAGAATGTCGCCAATGTAAGTCTCAAAGGGTTTCATATCACTGAACTCTTTGGAGTTCTTATCATGAATCTCATACTCGAAACCCAACTTCAAATTGTCGCCTTGCTCTTCAAAGGTAACTCTACCATAAGAGTAAATTATACCTGAGAATGGCTCTTCAAGCAACTTTATTGCGTCCATGCCATTCTTGCGATTCTCAACAATCACGTACTTAGACATCGTCTTCGCCAAAGTCAGTATCGTCAATCTTCTCGAGTTCTGCAGAGATGTCATCATTCTTCATGATGTCACCAGAAGAAACTTGGTACTTCTGTTTTACAAACTCAATGAAAGACTTTTGTTGCAACACAGGTAACCAGAAGTCTTTGGAATCAGTGTCTTTGATGCGCCACTTCTTGTCGTCGATCTCACCAGTTTCTTTGTTTACTTTCTGATACCAACCATTGCTTGGCTTGATGACGTGTCCTGACTCGAGAGCGATATCGAGCAAGCCAGACCAACGGCTAATGCCACCATCAAAAGATACGCTAACAGGGATCTTTGATTTCTCACGAACGTAACGAGATTTCTCAACGTTGATGATAAAGTTGTAACCAACAATTTCAGTACCTTCTTTTTCTTGCTGGCGACCCAAGATAAAGATGTTGTCGGCAGAGTAGTACGAACCAGTACCACCACCAACGATATCCTTTGGATACAAACCAATTTCTTTGTAAGTGTGATTCACTACCACGCAAGGAATGTCCTTCATGGTCAAGTGAGGTGTGACCATACGCCACAGAGATTTCATTTGCTTTGCACGACTCATGTCAGCAACAGACTTACCGTCCATAGCATCATCAACTTCTTTCTTGGAAGCCAAGTTACCGATGGAGTCAACAACGATGATTACGTGCTCACCACGTTCAATCTGATTCAACTGTTGCATAATGTCGAACTTCAACTGTTCAACGTCCATGATTGGAGTGTGAATAACTCGCTCAGTATCAATACCGAAAGAGTCAAAGTAAGATTGTGGAGTACCAAACTCAGAGTCGTAGAACAAGACAACACCGTCTTCATACTTGTCCAAGTATGCTTTAGCCATTAGTAAGGAGAATGCAGTCTTAAAGTGCTTTGATGGACCAGCCCACATTGTAAGTCCAGGAACCAAACCACCGTCCAAGCGACCAGACAATGCCACGTTGATAACAGGGATTGAAGTAGGAATCATATCCTTCTTCTGGAAGAACTTAGACTTCGAAAGGATAGATGTATCCTTGATTGTAGAATTCTTACGTAGTTTATCTAGAATACTCATTACGCCTCCATGAATTTAACGATTTGATCTTCAGTCATTGCACCAACGACACGCTTGACTTCTGATCCAGAGTCATCAACAATCAGCATTGTTGGAACTGAACGAATGTTGTATTTGCGAGCAACATCCATCTGGGCATCAATGTCAACTTCTTCAAGAGGCATTGTAAGTTTGTCTGTCATGCCATTTAGGGTCATTGTCAACCCTTTGCATGGACCGCACCAAGTGGCGTAAAATTTTAATAGTTTCATATTATTCTCCGATTTATTGTATGATTATACCGTATGATTGTTTACAAGTCAAATTACTTTGGATTAGACTTGTGGTGTGGTGCATCAAACACAAAGGTGATACGAACCTCATCTCCAATGTTTTCTGTTCCATGTTCTAATTTATTGTTGAACCAGATTAATGTTCCTGGCTCGACAATAACTTCTTCATCACCCACCATGTACTTATATCTACCTTGAATAGCCAGATGATAACGATCTCGGGTTTGGTAGTAAGTTCCAATGTCAATGTGCTTACCAACTTTACCACCAACTGGCAAAGACAAGAATCCACATCGACTAAAACTCTTGAAGTTTCGTTTCAAGAAACCAACAATCTCAGTATGATTCTTAATTGCAGGAGTTGGTATGCAGATTTCGGTATCGCCAACGTACTGGTCTAAACTCTCAACTCCACCAATCACAAGCTGTAACACACCAGCTTGTACGGCAGGGAATCCAAACTCATTCACTAGATCGTGCACACCTTCTATGTTTTTCTGAGCACCCCAATCTTCGGGATGCTTCTTTAGTTGTGCAAGTATCTTTGATACGTTGATGCCAGTTTTGATAACCTTAATGTTATTCATCCGAAGAAGTCCTCAATAGATGCTTGTTGTTCTGTGCGCCACCCAAGTGGCTCAATTACGGTTTGCATTGCGTCAAGGAAAACCTTTTCAAACTGCAAGTCGTAATCTACATAACTATGTAGTGCGAATTCTTTCGGCAGTTCTTGAGGGAACGAGATGACATCTTCTTGGAACGGATTTGGTTTGCGAACATACACAAACTTAATCTTGTCACCATCTTTGATGGCTTGATACTTCTTCTCGAGACCAAGACGCTTGCAGTGGTGATTGAACAACAAAGAACCACGAACGTGAATCGGTGTGCCCTTAGCATAGATTGGCGAACCTTTGTAAGTGTTCATACCATTCACACCACGTGGGAATGCGATCTCTTCAACTGGAAGTTGACGAAACTCTGCACGGAACTTCTCGATGTAAGCATGCAACTTAGACTGATCACCTTCAAGAATAACACTGATAGAATCTTTCAGTTTATCACGAATGACTGCTGGAGTTGAAGACTTGACCATCTCAAGACCCATCACCTTTAGCTTTGGCTTTGCGTATTGAACACCCTCAGAGTTATGCACGTTGAGAATGTATCGCTTCTTGGCAGTCCAGATGGCTTTGTCGGCTAGAACTTCTCGCTTCATGATCATCTTTTGAGAGTATGCATTCATGTACTTTGCCAACTCTTGATAACCATCGTCAATGAACGGTTGGAAAACATCCTCGCAGATCTTGTCCATGAACTTGATCTTTTGTTCATCAGTCTTGCCAGCGCAAACCTTCTCAACAAGATGTTCAAGTGTCAGGTAGATCGAGTCAGTGTCAATGGCAATGACGTAATCAATACCTTCAGTCTTGAGAGTCTTGTTCATGAAGACGTTTAGCTTGTTTGCCATCCAACGAATGGACAACTGACCAGAAGTTGTAATACCTTCAGCCATACGAATATCAAAGTAACGGAAGTACTGGTTGCCCATGGCACCGTAAGCAGAGTTTAGGGCAATCTTCATAGCCATCTGCAGGTTGTTCAAACGAGAGATCTCTTTGACTAGTGCTTTGTTGCCCTTGTCGTGTTCGTACTCTTGTTGAACCTTAAGCATCTGCTTCTTGTACATTGAACGGTCTTTGTACATCTTTTCCATCAACTCAGGCATAAACCCTTTGATATCTTTGCGATAACACCAACCATTGGCAGTCATTGACAAGTCACGACGATGTGCGTGGCTTGTATCAACTTGTTGATTGAGCAATGCGTCCACGTTACATGAGATCTTCTCGTGGGTCAGAGTCTCAGGCGAGATGTTATACTGCATGATCAAGTGAGGATACAAGGAGTTCAAGTCAAACGACGCAACCCACTTATGAGCACCAACCAACGGATCCTTAACATAAGCACCTTCAAACTGTTCAGCTTTGGATGAGAAACCCTTTGCTGGAATTACAACGTGCTTGTGACGCAGGTGGTTGTAGATGATAGCATCCCACATACGTACTTGCGAGAATACATCTTCGTAGTTAATCTTTGCGTTGTAAGCCATGGTCAAACACAACTCAATCAATCGCATCTTGTCTTCCATTTGGTCAACAAGCTCAACGTCATGAATGTTATACTCAACGAACTGTTGCCAGTGGTGAGTGTAGAAGTCTTTGAAAGTCTCTCCTGGATTTTCCTTCTTCTTGTCGCCAAGTTCTTGCTCAGCAATGTAGTCAAGACGGTATGACTCTTGCTTTGTGTATGTGAACTTCTTGTACAGTTGTAGGTAGTCTAGCTGAGAGATACCGTGGATGTCGTAGTGGATTTCTTCGTTACCTTTGATGAATGTCTTACGCTCATTGATATAACCCCAAGGAGAAAGTTTCTTGGCAAAGGACTCGCCCAACTCTCGCTCGATACGGCGAACGAGATAAGGCACGTCGAAGAAGTCAGTGTTCCAACCAGTGATTACGTCTGGGTAGTTTTGCTGCCACCAGATGCAGAACTCTTT